TATATTCTTTGTTCATACCTATGGAATGGAATTACGAAGGATTCATTGACAATTATGGAATGCCTGTATTCGAAGACCCATCAGAAAGCTGCAAGGGCCCATACGGCGACCCTATTGAAGTCGGGGTCATCAACCATTGGAATAATGAGGTAGATGGATTAAGAGGCGATCAAGACGCTTTAAATGAATTTTACAGACAATTCCCAAGAACAGAAGAGCACGCTTTTCGGGACGAAACAAAAAATAGTATATTTAATTTAGTTAAAATATACGAGCAAATAGATTACAACGAAGATTTAAGAAACACAAGCGTTGTAACCACAGGGAGTTTTATGTGGGAAAATGGCATAAAAGATACTAAAGTAAAATTTACACCAAACCCTAGCGGCAGATTTAAAATATCTTGGGTTCCAAGTTTTGATTTGCAAAATCGCCAAATTATTAAGAATGGGGCTAAGCACCCGGGTAATGAACATATAGGTGCATTTGGGTGTGATAGTTATGACATATCGGGAACAACAGACGGTAAAGGCTCCAAGGGCGCATTGCATGGTGTTACAAAGTTTAGTATGGAAGATGCGCCACCCCATTCGTTTTTTTTAGAATATGTTGCAAGGCCTCAAACAGCGGAAATGTTTTTTGAAGATGTTTTAATGGCTATAGTTTTTTACGGTATGCCAATATTAGCAGAAAACAATAAACCTAGACTTTTATATTATTTAAAAAGAAGGGGCTATAGAGGTTACTCTATGAACCGGCCAGACAGACTTTGGAATAAGTTATCTGTAACAGAAAAAGAAATAGGTGGTATACCAAATTCGAGTGAAGACATTAAGCAAGCTCATGCAGCCGCAATTGAATCTTACATAGATAAATACGTTGGTTTAAAATCCGATGGAGACTATGGCGATCTATATTTTAATCAAACATTAAATGATTGGTCAAAATTTGACATAAACAAAAGAACAAAATTTGATGCTTCTATTAGCAGCGGACTAGCCATTATGGCTTGCAATAGAAATTTGTATAGGCCGGTTGCAAAAAAAGTTAAACAAAAATTAAACCTAAGTGTCGCTAGATATACCAATAGCGGTAGTTTATCAAAAATAATAAAATAAATATGGCTGGATCAGTTATAAAAGATTTTTTCCCTAGTCAAGTTGCTAGTGACGCAGACAAAATGTCTGCTGAATACGGGCTTAAAGTAGGCAAGGCTATTCAAGACGAGTGGTTTAAAATGGATATGGGCACGAATAGGTATCGTACAAACCAAAGGGCATTTCATAATCTTAGGTTATATGCAAGGGGAGAACAAGGAATACAAAAATATAAAGACGAGTTATCTATTAATGGTGATTTATCTTATTTAAACTTAGACTGGAAGCCAGTCCCTATTATACCTAAATTTGTTGATATTGTTGTTAATGGTATATCTGAAAGGTCATTTGACATAAAAGCTTTTAGCCAAGATCCTTTTGGCGTTGAAAAGCGGACTAAGTACATGGAGTCTATTATAAGAGATATGCAGACGCAGGAATTAAGCGAAATTGCAATGCAAGCATTCGGTGTTTCTTTATATGAGAATAATCCTGAAAATTTACCCGAATCAAAAGAAGAATTAGATCTTCATATGCAGCTTGGCTATAAGCAGGCTGTTGAAATAGCAGAAGAGCAGGCTATAGAAACCTTATTAAAAGGTAATAGATATGACCTTACTAGAAAAAGGGTTACATATGACTTAACAACTATAGGTATTGGATGTGTTAAGAACACCTTTAATACTTCTGAAGGTGTTAAGGTTGAGTATGTGAACCCTGCCAATATGGTTTATTCATATACAGAAGACCCTTATTTTAGCGATGTTTATTATGTTGGAGAAATAAAAGATGTACCAATTAATGAACTTAAAAAGCAATTCCCAAATTTAACTCAGGATGAGCTTGAGAAAATTTCAAAAACCGCGTATAGGTCAAATGGTTTTTACGATAGAACCGCAGGCAATTACCAAGGGGCGGATTCCAACACTGTTCAGGTTTTGTATTATAACTATAAAACTTACATGAACGAAGTTTATAAAGTTAAAGAAACAGCAACAGGTGCTTCAAAAATTTTAGCTAGAGACGATCAATTCGATCCGCCTGTCGAAGTTTTAGAACAGCAATTTGGTAAACTGTCTAGATCATTAGAAGTATTATATGAGGGTGTTTTAATTTTGGGCACTGACATTTTATTAAAATGGGCAATGGCAAAAAATATGATGCGCCCTAAAAGCGACTATACAAAAGTAAAACTAAATTACAGCATTGTTGCCCCAAGAATGTACAAAGGCAAAATAGAGTCTTTAGTTAGTAGAATTACCGGATTTGCTGATATGATTCAATTAACCCATTTAAAGCTGCAGCAGGTGATGTCTAAAATGGTTCCAGATGGAGTTTATTTAGATGCAGATGGTTTAGCTGAAATAGACTTAGGAAACGGCACAAACTATAATCCGCAAGAAGCACTTAATATGTTTTTTCAAACAGGTTCTGTTATCGGGAGATCGTATACTCAAGAAGGAGACATGAATCCAGGAAAAGTTCCTATTCAAGAAATAACAAGTGGCAGCGGTGGAAATAAAATGCAGGCATTAATAGGAACATATAACTATTATTTGCAAATGATAAGAGATGTAACGGGACTAAACGAAGCTAGGGACGGATCAACACCAGATTCTAGGGCTTTAGTTGGGGTACAGAAATTAGCGGCTGCAAATAGCAACACCGCGACAAGACATATATTAAATGCCAACCTGTTTATAACAGCTGAAACAGCGGAAGCTTTATCTTTAAGAATATCGGATATATTAGAGTATTCGCCCGCTAAGGAAGCGTTTATACAAAAAATAGGCGGTCACAATGTTGCAACCCTGGAGGAAATGTCAGATTTGCATCTTTATGATTTTGGCATATTTATAGAGCTTGCTCCGGACGAAGAACAAAGACTTTTGTTGGAAAATAATATACAGACCGCTTTGTCCGCGGGTCTTATAGACTTAGACGATGCTATAGATTTAAGAGATATAAAAAACATTAAGCTTGCTAATCAGCTTTTAAAAATACGCAGAAAAAGAAAACTTGAAAGAGATCAAATGATGCAGCAGGAGAATATTCAAGCACAAGCGCAGGCTAATGCTCAAAGCCAGCAGGTGGCCGCTAATCTTGAAGTTCAAAAACAATCAGCAATTACGGGTCAAAAGTTACAAATTGAGCAAACTAGAATGCAATTAGAAATGCAAAAGCTAGAGCAAGAAAAGCTTGCTAAAATGGAACTAATGAATTTGGAGTTTCAAATGAACATGCAGCTAAAAGGCATGGAGGTTGAAAATTACAAAGCTAGAGAGAGCTTTAAAGAAGACAGAAAAGACGATAGAACTAAAATACAAGCGACTCAGCAAAGCGAGTTAATTGAGCAGAGAAAAAACAATACTCCTCCTAAAAGTTTTGAATCTAGCGGGAATGACATAATTGGAGGAGGATTTGACTTAGGTTCTTTTGAGCCCAAGTAATAATAATAATAGTAATTTTATAATATTTTATCATGGAAAACAAAGAAAACGAAGTTGTAGAACCTACAGCTGAAGTAAAAAAGCCAAGACGTCCAAAGCAGCTTGTTGACAAACCAACAGAAGATGACGTTATTAAAATTGATTTAAGAGAAAATAAACAAGAAGAACAAGAAGATGCCGTTCAAGAGCAAAGCACAGATGACAGCAATGCTACTGTCGAACAACCCCAAGACGAAAGCAATAGCGAAGAAGTGGTTGAAGAAATACAAAGCGCCACTGAAGAACAAGAAGAGTCTATTCTTGAAGAAATAACAGAGGAGGAAGTTCAAGAGCAAGCTGAAGATTTACAAGAAGAAATCGCAGAAGCTGTCCAAGAACAAGCTGAATCAGGAGAACCGCTTCCTGAAAATATTCAAAAAGTTGTGGACTTTATGAATGAAACAGGCGGGAATCTAGAGGATTATGTTAAATTAAATACAGACTATTCTAAATTAAGCGAAAACCAACTGCTTAGAGAATACTACGAAAATACTAAGCCTCATTTAGATAAAGAAGAAATTGATTTTTTAATGCAAGATAATTTTTCTTATGAAGAAGATGTTGATGAAGAAAGAGATATAAGAAAAAAGAAAATTGCATACAAAGAGGAGTTAGCGAGAGCTAAAAATCACCTAGACGGACTAAAGTCTAAATATTACGAAGAAATTAAAGCTGGATCAAGATTAAATCCAGAACAACAAAAAGCGGTTGAGTTTTTTAATCGCTATAATAAGGATAATGCGGAGGCATCTAAAGTGGCTGAAAAGCAACAAAGTGTATTTTTAAACCAAACCAATAATGTTTTTTCAAATGATTTCAAAGGTTTTGACTATCAAGTTGGAGACAAGAAATACAGGTTTAAGGTTAAAAATACGAATGAGATTAAGGAAACCCAAAGTGACATTAATAATTTTGTTAAGAAGTTCTTAAACGATAAAAATGAAATGTCAGATGCTAAAGGTTACCATAAATCGCTTTTTACTGCTATGAACCCCGACGCTGTTGCAAAACACTTTTATGAGCAAGGCAAAGCCGATGCAATGAAAGAAAGTATGGCGAAATCTAAGAATGTTAATATGGACGCGAGAGGTGTTCATGAAAAAGTTACCACTTCTAATGGTTGGACCGTAAAAGCAATAAACGGGCAAGATACTTCTAAATTAAAAATTAGAACAAGAAATTAACACTTAAAAAAATAAACTATGAGTTTTTCAACAACTGCGGCTAAATTAACGCCGCGCCCAACTAAAACATTAGCTTGGGATAATTACTTGAACATTAATGATCTTAAATTTGATCAACAGTTCTTGCCTGAGGTTTACGAAAAAGAAATCGAAAGATTTGGAAATCGTACAATCTCTGGATTTTTAACTATGGTAGGAGCCGAAATGCCAATGGCTTCTGACTTAGTGACATGGGTTGAGCAAGGGCGTTTACACATTGCTTTTGACGACATTAAAAAAATAGATGAAAAAACAATTGAATTTGCATCTGACGCCGATATTGCGCTTATTGGTGTAGGAGATACTATTGTATTAGGAAAAGGAAACAATGAGATTAAAGCTTACGTTTCTGCAGTTGCTGCCGCTGGTGGTAACAAAAGAGCCACAGTACAAGCCTACACAAATGGAGCTAATGGTATTGACACACTTGGTGCTGACAACACAACAGGATGTTCTTTATTCGTATACGGTTCAGAGTATGCAAAAGGAAGCGCTACTGGAGGTAATTCAATTGAAGCTAAATCAGAATTCTTTAACAACAAGCCAATTATTTTACGTAACAAGTATTCAGTTGCTGGATCTAACGTTGCTCAAATTGGATGGGTTGAAGTAACTTCTGAAGCTGGAACTGGCGGGTACTTATGGTACTTAAAATCTGAGCATGAGTCAAGATTGCGTTTTCAAGATCACCTAGAAATGTCTATGGTTGAAGCTGAAAAAGCAGACTTAACAGTTGTAGGTGGTGCCGCTTCTTTTGCGTCAATAAACGGTCCTTCTGGTACTGATACTGGTAGCGAAGGGTTATTCTCTGCTATTGAAGCTAGGGGTAACGTTTACACTGGTGCTGACTTTGGAGCTACTTTAGCCTTCAACGCTGCTACCTCTGGAGCCCCTGCGGTGGCTGTGGATTATGCTGCTAACAACGGAATCAATGAGTTTGATACTATTTTAACACAATTAGACACTCAGGGTGCTATTGAAGAAAACATGCTTTTCTTAGATCGCGGGACTGCTTTGTCTATAGATAATATGCTTGCTGCTGTTAACGCTCCTTACGGAGGTGGAACATCTTTTGGCGTATTTGAAAACGATGAAGAAATGGCATTAAACCTTGGATTTAGCGGTTTCCGTAGAGGATCTTACGATTTCTACAAAACTGACTGGAAATATTTGAATGATTCTACAACTCGTGGAGGTTTCGCAAATATTGAAGGAGTATTAGTTCCTGCTGGTGTTTCAACTGTTTACGATCAACAATTAGGTACAAACATTCAAAGACCATTCTTACACGTACGCTACAGAGCTTCTGAAGCTGACGATCGAAGAATGAAGTCTTGGATCACTGGATCTGTTGGCGGAAACTACACAAGCGAAGAGGATGCAATGAATGTAAACTTCTTATCGGAGCGTGCACTTTGTGTTCAAGGAGCAAACAACTTTGTGTTATTCAAGAAAATAGCATAATTTTAAAATAAAAATTCTGGGGTCACACATACTAAAGTGAGACGTGGCCCCGGAGTTTTATTATTAACTATTTAATTATATTATATCATGGCTAAAAAAGCTAAAGCAGAAGCTGTTGAGGTTGCACCTCAGGAGGTTGCGGTAAAAGCTGCACCTAAAAAAATTAAACAAAAACCAGTTTACGCAGATAAACTATATACTCTAAAGGGTAATAAAAAACCTTTAACATATACATTACAGAGCAAACATTCAAGCAGAAAACCATTACTTTGGTTCGATGAAGAAAAAGGCTATCAAAGAGAATTAAGGTATTCCACTAATCAAGCCTCCCCATTTGCCGATGAGCAAGCGGGCATGGTAACTTTGGGTAGAATTATTTTTAAAGGAGGAGCTTTAAGGGTTCCTAAATCAGACGTTTGTTTACAAAAACTATTGTCTTTGTATCACCCAGCTAGAAATGAAGTATATGAGGAGTACAACCCTGTTCAAGAGTCTATAGACGAAACAGCGCTAATAGAATTAGAAATAGAAGCTTTACTTATTGCTAAGCAAATGGACATAAATGAAGCAGAAGCTGTATTAAGAGTAGAGGAAGGAAACAAGGTAGATTCATTAAGCTCTTCAGAATTAAAAAGAGACTTATTGATTTTTGCAAAACGTAATCCCGGTTTATTTATAAATCTTGCTAATGATGAAAATGTGGAGTTAAGAAACATTGGAATTAAAGCAACTCAATCTGGTATTTTAAAATTATCACAAGATCAAAGAACTTTCTTTTATGGAAGCAATGACAGAAAACTTATGACTGTCCCATTTGATGAACATCCATATTCAGCTTTAGCCGCTTGGTTTAAAACTGATGACGGTATGGAAGTTTTAAAACACATAACCAAAAAAATATAAGTTATCATTATAGTAGTTAGGCTGCTGTAATGGTGGCCTAATTATTATTAATAAAAAATTATATGGCAGTAAGCGTAGATACAGTATACCAAAAAGTTTTAGGTATATTAAATAAAGAACAAAGAGGCTATGTTACCGCCCAAGAATTTAACTTATTTGCTAATCAAGCACAGTTAGATTTATTTGAGCAGTATTTTTACGATATAAATCAATTTGGCAGAATTCCTGGTAATGATACCGAGTATTCTGATATGCTCAATATGCTAGATAAAAAGCTAGCTCCTTTCCAAACATCAGCGTCGCTTATATATGACGCAGCAAACAATCACTTTGTTTTACCGGCTGATCTTTATAGGCTAGGCACAGTAATATATGGCAACACCACAACAAGCAATTTTGGCGTTACAAGTACTGAGCAAATAGAAGCCGAAAGAATCAACCAAAATGAGATTCTATACATAAACTCATCACCATTAACAAAGCCTGCTAATACGCGCCCCATATACACGCAAAACAGCGCTGGGCTTAATGTTTTTGGAGCAGCGGAATTAATAGCCAACGTTTCCTGTACTTACATAAAGAAACCGGCTAAAGTTCAATGGGCTTATACTATTGTTTTTGATGAGCCTCTTTACAACGCTTCAAACTCTGTTGACTTTGAATTAGACCCTTCCGAAGAAACGGAGTTAGTTATAAAAATACTAGAATTATCTGGGTTGTTAATAAAAGACTTCAACATGTACAATGCCATAAACCGCGAGGAAATGGAAACTATTCAACAAGAAAAATCATAATAAATGGCTTTACAAAACTTAACAGACGAACAATATTACTTAGGCCCAGATGGAGTTTGGAACAGTTTAGATGAAAACTATGGCAGCTACCAGTTTATTTCGCTTAAGGACATTGTAAATAACTTTATTATAGCTTATGTTGGCGAAAGCAAAATTATAAGTAAAATTAAAAGAACTGATGTTGCTTTTCATGCTCAAAGAGGTATACAAGAATTAAGCTTTGATACACTTCCTTCTATAAAGTCACAAGAAATAGAAATACCACCGGCTTTATATATGGTGCTACCCAAAAATTATGTAAACTACGTTAAGCTAACTTGGGTGGATGATTCGGGTATAGAAAGAATAATATACCCTGCAATTAAAACTAGCAATCCCATACCTATTGTTCAAGATGATGACTACGAATATACGTTTGACCAAACAGGCGAAATTATAGAGGCGTCAGAGTCTGAAACATTAAGAAAATTTAAATCTAAAGACGGGGCCTATTCTGGCTCTACAAGTAGTTATCCGCACGGAAGACTACATGCTGCTGGGCAAAGATACGGGCTTGACCCGCAATATGCGCAATCAAATGGCGTGTTTTATATAGATCAAATACAAGGATTAATACACTTTAGCTCAGATTTGTGCAACAAGATTGTAACCTTGAAATATATAAGTGATGGCGTAGCTGGCGATGAAGATAAAGTGGTTCACAAGTTTGCCGAAGAAGCTATTTACAAATATATAGCGCATGCTGTTTTAGCTACAAGGTTTAACACGCCAGAATACTTAGTTGCTAGATTTAAAAGAGAAGCAGCTGTAGCAAAAAGAAATGCTAAATTAAGATTATCAAATATAAAATTAGAAGAAATCACGCAAATAATGCGCGGTAAGTCTAAGCAAATAAAACATTAATATATGCCAGAATTTATCCATTCCTTCACTAGGGGGAAAATGAATAAAGATCTTGATGAGCGATTGGTGCCAAATGGCGAATATCGTGATGCTTTAAATTTAGATATTGCAAACTCAGAAGGATCAAATGTAGGTGCTTTACAAAATGTAAAAGGTAATGTGGAGCTAAGAGGTAAAGCCGACGACTTAAATGGCTGGCAGGCAAATTATATAGAGGATTTGTCTAATCCTGTTTGTATTGGATCAATAAGAAACGATATAGATGAAAAAATATATTGGTTTATTGCTTCTGACAATGTGAGCGCTATTGCTGAGCTTGATACTACAACTGGATATATTTACCCTATATTGGTGGATAAAAACAATATATTAAAGTTCAGTAAAGACTATTTAATAACCGGTATAAATATATTAGACAAGTTTTTGTTTTGGACAGACGATCAGACAGAACCTAAGAAAATTAACGTTGAAAAGTTTAAGGCTGGCTCTTGTGATTTTAATACACACACAAAAATACCCGAATGGAATCCAGACCAAGATAATTATACAGAGGTTAACTGCGGGTTTGTTGGAGCAACAGAGCCGGACTTTACAGAAGAAGATGTAACTGTAATTAAAAAATCCCCTCTTACAGCACCAACCATCAATGCAGCGGCATCGCCTTTTGGGAACGATATAGCTGGTACAGGGATTGATCCAGTTTATGCTTTTGCAGATGCCCCTATCCCCGGCCAAACGACAGGATTTGAAAATTTTACCTATACTCCTCAGGTCTTGATAGACCCTCTCGTACAAGAATCATTACCTACATATGGTGAATTTTTAGCGAACACAACGGGGCCAAACGGCAACCCAACCTATTATAACAATAGTAATCTTCCTGCAAATTGGAACGGAAGAGTCAATTTTACTTTAGAAAGTATTTATGGAACAGACCCGGCTACAGGAGAATCTGTTTGGCAAATAAATGATATTATATTTTTGCAAGGATCAAAAACTGACGATTTTAATGAAACGCTAGAATATCAGGTTACTATAAAAATTACAGCTATAAACAATCTTGTAATAACCGGAGAAATTCAGGCTATTTCTAGTGGTATATTAAGATTTTTAGATATAAATCTTAATCCTTCCCTTGTAAGTTGGGAAATTGTTTTAAAGGAGCAGGATCCGATGTACGAGTATGTTTTTCCAAGATTTGCTTATAGGTGGAGGTACATAGACAATGAATATTCTGCATTTTCTCCTTTTTCCAAAGTAGCTTTTATCGGGAATAGATTTAAATACGTATCTTCGGATGGGTATAATATAGGTATGACAAATAATATAAGAAAGCTTATTGTAGAATCTTTAACCCATGGGTCCGAAGAGGTTGCTGAGATAGAAATATTATATAAAGAATCCAATAATACATCAGTTTACTCTATAGACTCAATAAAGAAAAAAGAATTTGCTCCCTATAATGCTGGAGCACCGGCTCTTCCTACAATATTTGAAATTAAATCTGAAGTTATAGGCCAAACTGTACAAGCAAATCAACTTTTGCGCCCATGGGATAATGTTCCTAGAAAAGCCAAGGCCCAAGAAATTATAGCAAATAGAGTGGTATATGGCAACTATTTGCAAAATTATACAGTAGATTCAACCCTGGATTTAAAAGTTAGCACAACTAATATTGCTCACCCAGGTAGTAGTAATGTAGAAAACCCTGAGGTAACGCTTGAGGAGTCGGAGATTAGGATGCCGCATGAATCTTTAAAAACAATTAGAACTTATCAAACAGGAATTGTGTTTAAGGACGAATTCGGAAGAGAGACCCCTGTTGTTACAAATAAAAATGCGTCTATAAAATTAGAAATAAATAATTCAGATAAATTAAATAAAATAACTGTGGAGCCCATTAGCTCTGCTCCTAGCTGGGCAACTCATTATAAGTTTTTTGTTAAAGATACATCTAACGAGTATTACAATTTAGCTTTAGATAGGTTTTACGAAGCAGAGGACGGTAATGTATGGTTATCTTTCCCCTCTTCAGAAAGGAATAAGGTTGACGAAGAAACATATTTGATACTTAAAAAGCAGCATGACAACAACATTGCCATTGAAAATTTAGTAAAATACAAAATATTATCGATAAAGAGCAGCGCTCCCGATTTTATAAAAACTTTTGATATTGCAGTGGTGCAGGGTAATGCTACTAATCTTCAAGGTTTTGAACCTGGATTTGTGCAAATTAGTTTTAATTCAACCACGGATTTTAGCGGGAAATTGCAAGGTGGGTTTTTAGTGGAAATTTTTTCCGGAGGAGTGTCTGATAGATATATAATAAGCGGAGGCGAATGTACTGGATCAACTACCTTTAATGTTACCATAGATCTAGAAAGAGAACTTGGCCAAGATACCGCGTTTTTGCAAGGCGCTACTGGGGCAAATATAAGAATATATGAACCTAAAGTGGAAAATGAACCTGAATTTGAAGGTAGGTTTTTTGTAAAAATAAATAGAGATTTTGCTTTTGACACAAATATTATAGCGCCTTTTGACGCTTTGGAAAAAAGATATGGTATTTTAGCAAGTTTAGACTTTAAATCTCCAGAAGCATATCAAAATATAAATAGTGGGTGGGGGAATAGCACGAGATGGCACAGAATGGGCTGGCATCATATTGATAGAGGAGAAGCGGGTACAGATTCTGGCTGTAGATCACGATATCGAAGAGTAGGGCATGGTCAAGTGGGTAACAATATTGCTCAAGGTATTATAGATATTTTTGGAGTAGTTCAATACGATAGCCAATTTTTAGGGTGTATTTTTTCAGGGCCAAAAAGTGTAATGCACGAAAGAGGTTGCAACGGAAGCGGAGGAGGAACTGCTTGCGGGCAAACATTTTACGATGATGTGGCAGCCGGTTCTTTAATAAGAATAGTAATGAACGACGGCACCAAAACGGAGCCTTATCGAGTTAGAAGAGTAGAAAAAAGCTCTAGTCATTTTAGAGGAAGAAAAAGAGGAGCTTGCACACTAGGCTGCACGGATTGCCAGAAAAACACGGATGGGAATAAAGCTTGTACAATGGCTATAGAGTTAGTTCGTCCTATATCAGATTTATTTGTAGGCAATGGAACCACAGCAGCACTTAACAATATAAAAGGCTACGAATTAGTAAGAGAAATAATAAGCGACAGAAATAAACTTTTAACTTCTACAAATCCCGCAATATTTGAAACTGAGCCTAAGGAGGCTGTTGATTTAGATTTATATTACGAATCCTCTAACGCTTTTCCGATAGCTCAATATAATTCTACTCAAACTTTAGATTATTATAATTGCTTTTCTTATGGGCAAGGAGTGGAATCAAATAGGATTAGGGATGATTACAACGCTCCTACTATAGACAAAGGGCCAAAGTTATCGGCACCTTTAGATGAGCCATACGCAGAGGAAAGAAGAGGTAGTGGCATGATATTTTCTCAGATATACAACTCAACATCGGGAATAAATAGATTAAATCAATTTATACAAGCAGAGCCTATTACTAAGGATTTGAACCCTATACATGGTACTATCCAAAAAATGCACGCACGGGACACTGACGCTATTGTTTTGTGTGAGGATAAATGCTTTAGAATATTAGCAAATAAAGATGCGTTATTTAATGCCGATGGGAGCGCAAATGTAACTTCAAATCAGGCTGTTTTAGGCCAAGCTGTACCGTATGCAGGCGAGTTTGGTATTTCAAAAAACCCTGAATCGTTTGCATCATATGGATTTAGAGCTTATTTTTCAGACAAAAACAGAGGCGCAGTAATAAGACTCTCTGTAGACGGTATTACAAATATAGCTGAAAAAGGTATGACAGACTTTTTTAATGATAATTTAAAAGCGTCTACCAATATAATAGGTAGTTATAATGATAGAAAAGACTTATATAATTTAACAGTAGATTCTTTATCAACTCAGTGGCAAAACGCTTTTAATACTAGCCAAACCTACCAATTGAACCCAGACTGTAATGCTGGATCGATTACAGCTTCCTTAGAGGGGACAACCATATCTTTTAAAGAAACCGTTGACGGTTGGACAAGCCGCAAATCTTTTATACCAGAAAGCGGGGTTAGTATAAATAATTTGTATTATACATTTAAAGATGGCAGAATATATGAGCACGGATTGAATGTAGCAGCTAATAATTTTTATAGAGTTCAGCACGAAAGTTCTTTTAATTTATTAATTAATGAACAGCCTAATATTGTAAAAGGATATAGCACTATAAACTATACCGGAACAAGATCAAGAAGACTCGAATACCAACATAATCAAAAATTTTATTCTATAGCAGAAATAAACGCTCTTCAGGTTATACCAACAAGTGTCCAGCAAAAAAGGCCAGGGTGGTATGTAAATTATATTAAAACAGACCTTGAAGGAGGAGAAGTAAAAGAATTTGAGAAAAAAGAAGGTAAGTATTTTAACTATATAAAAGGTTTAGAAATATTTAATGATTGTGATCTTATAGGCGACGGTATAGACAACCCGGATATAATTGATGCAGATCCACAGAATTATATATTAACGTTTACTATTGATCCTACTTGCAGTGACACAGGAGGCACAACGCCTGACACAATACAATATTTTGTTAACATATGGGCCGGTAGAAAAGCTTTGGCCAACAACACTATTGATTTGGATATAGAGCCAATAACATCAAGTGCACAAGATGTTAAATGTGCTATTGAAAATTTCTACACAACTATAACTCCTTTCCAAAATTACGCGCAAGTTGTAAACACGGGGACAGTGTTTTCTTACGTATTTAGTGATGGCTTGCAGGCTGGGACTCAAATGTATAATCACCTAACCAATGAGGCCATAACTCAAGCAGGCGCTTATTTATTTGTAAATACACCAGCTGATCAAACGTCAGATATAGTTAACCATGCAGGGTTAGACGTAAATAATCCAATAGCCGTTCCGGCATCTTATTATGTAATGATATTAGGGGCAGATGGTAAAATTGCATCTTATACACAATATAATACGCTTAACCCATGCGTAGGAGATCCTGAAAAAGCAGTATACACTTTTAGCAATTATTCATCAAGTAAGTTTCCTTTTGAAACACCCAATGTTGCTGTTATTACACATTATAATCCAACAATAGGCGGGACTTCTACAGATGCTCAATTAATTTGTGCACACAAAAATGCATTTAGCGAGTATTTTGCAAACGCATTACCAGGATGTTCACCCCCTAGCGGTGCAGAGCCTTGTAAAACGGCTAGTGGCATTGGATCTCTTGGGTATTATTATTCGGCAGCACAAGGCGGATCAGACACTATCGCTGTAGGCACTCAGCTTTATGGTTACAGCGCATCTCAAGAACAATACATACCAGCTTTCCCAAATGGATATGTTGGCATTGTTGACATAACTAACTATAATAATAATTTAATATTACCTGGAAGAGTAGGGACAACATTTACGCCACAAAGTTTTTGGGATAATGTAGCTACTCTTGATAATAAGTGGAAAATAATAAGAATAGATAGCAATGGAGTAATTACTCACTTAGACCAGATAAATCAGATTACAAACCCAACATGCCCTTAATTAAATACTTATAATATGCCATCAATAAACAATTACACTTTTTCAGAACCTGTATTTAACATTCCAGAGGAATCAAATATAGTGACCTTAGTGGGGGCAACTGCAGTAATAACAATTACACCTAACACTGGTTTCACGGCAACCGCTGGGGATTTTTCAACTACAAGCTTTAATGCTACTTACATATCAAATGTTGCTTTTACTCAAAGTGGCAATAATGTACTATGTACAATGACCCTAGTTAATACAACCACAATGCCATCTAGCAACTTGACTTTAGGTTTATGTGTATCAGGTTCCGCGGTAGAAAAATTAATAACTATAGGCGGAAAATATAGCGCGGTCGTTGGATCAAACGTTACAGGCGACTCGTCTGAAACCGATGTAGTATACAGCGCTAGCGGCATTATGTCAACAGTTAGTTCTTTATTTACAAAAACTTATAATGCAGCTACGGGTTATTTTTGGGAGGGGACCAGTATACCTTCTATAAATATTGTAAAAGGCAATCAAAAACATTATTCAATTGCACAAACGCCTACATTTGATGCCTCAAATAGACTGACAAATATAGCTTACGCTGTTAGTTATCAGTTTCCAGGTAAAGATGTTTCAGGCGATGAAATTTCTATTAATGTGCCGTCAACTCAGGAAATATATGTTCCTGTTGCTAAGATTTTTGGTTACAACTTTAATACAGCTGGCTTGGGTAATCTGCCTAGTGTTAGAAACCTTACTGTTTTTGGAGGTGAAGGCGCTGCTGTTACGGCAACCTTAACATATGGCGCTACCAGTACTATTATAATAAACAATGAAACTATAACGGCTTTAGGGCAAATTACTAAACCTGTAGCATTCCCTGAGCTAATAAAAGGAGACCCTGATGTTAATTATACTTTAACATTAACAGGAGACTTGCCGTCTGGGGGATTAACACAGCCGAATCCAATATTAGTCAAGCAAAGAGACGAAATATTAATAAGATTCCTTGCTACAACAGCAAACCCAATATCAGGCTTTACGCAGGTTAATAGACAATTTAAGCCTTTAACGCAATCGCCATTCCAAAACCCGCCAACAGAAACGGGTATTGGGGCCCCTTTTGGCAATTGGCTTGTTAAAATAAATAGCACAATTACTGCATTGTCTGGAACAATAGCAGTTGCGAGGCAGCTTGACGATGATCATATAAGTGATTTTAGCAATACCACAGTTGTAGGGCTAGGCGATACGCCTGTTACAGCAACAGGAGCTCAATCGAGCGTAACATCTTTAATAATATCTGACACTACGGATATTGTTGCTGGCATGCAATTTAATAATCAAAACAGAAACCCCAATGGTGGAAACTCTTTCGCTAGGTCTCCTTTGGCGCCATATACGCATTCAGTTTCTAGCGTAGACAGCTCTACACAATTAACTGTATCACCATCTATAACCGTGTCTAATGGCGAGCTTCTTTCTTTTACAAATAGCAAAGGTACATTTTTTAATATTACAGAAAGTAATATAAAACAAATAAACTCAACCAGCGTGCAACTTGAGGCCTTAATAGCTATAGTAAACATAGGAGATAGCGATATTGATTTTACGCTTAATCTAGATAACTTAATAACACATACACCGTAATGGCAAATATAACATTAACATTTTCAAATCCATTACCTGAAACTATACAAGTGGGAGATATTGCTTGGTATGTAGATTCTTCTGCTGCTGTAGGAACTGGCCAGCAAGAGTTTCAAATGGGACCAATAATATCCTATACTGTGACTCCTCCTTACCAGGTAGTAATAAACGCAGCCGTTGGTGTCCAGCCGCCCACGGCAAATGATTTTGTATTTTATGTAAAAGACCCCATAGCCAAAGTAGGTCAATTAAAGGGGTATTTCGCAGAAGTTCAATTTAGAAATAACAGTACGGCATTTGCAGAATTATTTTCAGTAGGCAGCGAAGTGTTTGAAAGTAGCAAATAATACGTAATAATAATTATATGCCTAAAAATAAAATAAAATCAAATAATAACAAATTAAGCACATTTACTCACCAGTTGGAATGTGTGCAAGACGTAATGATAGAAAACAATCATTTAGAATACGTATATGGCGATGGTAAAAATTTAGTTAATAATGAAATTTTCAGAATTGAAAACGATTTTTCTGACCAATTGTACATGCGCAAAATGTATATGCCCAAAGAATCCGTTGTTATTAGCGCAATGCATCATACAGAGCATTTTTGGTTTTTATTAAAGGGAAGAATACTGGTAACCACAGACGGGGAACAAGTCGAGCACATAGCTCCTTGTTTTGAAAAGTCTATGAAAGGTGCAAAAAGATTAATATTAGCCCTGGAGGACTCTTTATTTATAAATGTACATAAAAACCCGACAAACACTAAAGATATGAGCAAGGTTGAAGAGTATTTATACTCTATAACCATCGAAGAATACAACAAAAAAGAAAAATTATGGCAGGAATAGCAACAGCAATGATGGTAGGTGGCGCGGCTAAAAGCGCACTAGGCGGGTTAACAAGCATAGCTTCGGGCATTATAGGCTCAGGTAAAAGAAAAGCTGAGCAAAGAGAGGCCCAGAGGCAATTTAATAAAAGAATGTCTGAGTTTGAAAACTTAGATACAAGTAATCTATATAGAAATATGGATAATACTTATGAGGATTTAACTGTTAATCAACAGCAGGCGGACTATACCCGTAGGCAACAGGAGCAAGGCCTTGCTAACGTTATGGGGGGAATGCAGGGTGCTGCGGGGGGTTCTGGTATTGCGGCGTTAGCACAATCTTTAGCTAATCAATCTTCGCAAAATGCAGAAAGATCAGCAGTTTCAATAGGGCAACAAGAATCTAGAAATCAAATGCTATCTGCGCAGCAGCAAGCTAGAAATAATGTAATGGAAATTCAAGGCCAGGAAAAGTCCAGAGCTTTGCAAAGAGAAAAAACGGAAACATTATTAGGCATGTCCCAACAGAGGCTAGGTGCTGCTAATGCCGCTAGGCAGCAGGCCACTCAGGCTATTGTTGGTGGAGTAGGCGGAGTCATGGGAGCTGGTGCTGATGCTCTTGGCGATATGAACGCTGCAAAAGGAGCCGGCGGGACTCCAGCTATGGCTGCATTATTCTAATAATAGTTAGTAAAATAAATTAAAAAAAATGGGGAATAGACAATTAATAACAGGAGCAGGGGCTATAGCTCCTAAGTTTGTTGATTACGGGAAAGGAGCTTTCAGCAGCAATCCCGGAAAAAGAGGCATGTCCAAGGGCGAAGCAATGGGTCTTGCTAGAGAGGCTAAATTAGCCGCGGATGACGCAGCCTTAAAAGGTTATATAAGTGGACTAAATACAGAAATGGATTTAGTATCATTGTCTGATGCCGAGCAGGCGTCTATTAAAGGATATTTGTTTGAGCAAAAAAAAGAATATGCCAGGCTTGCGAATGAAACTATGCAATTAGATGCGCTTAGCCCTTTATTTTTAGAAAATAAAAATAAGATGGATGCTATAAAGCAATCCTTTATAAATTTAAAAGGTCAAACAGATAAATTCAAAGAAAGAAAAATACAATACTTAGATGACTTTGAAAACGGTAGATTGTCAAAAGGAAATAAAACAGATGATTATAGTAGAGCTAGTAAAGTGTACGGCGGAGGGGCATTAACAATAGATCCCAATGGAGGTATAAACATAATCACAGATAATGGAACAAAATTTACTAAATATTCTGACGTATCTGACCCTTTTCTTAAAGATTTTAAAACCGCAGACGAAATACTTGAACAAAACAATAAATTATACACCGCTGGTGTTGAATTAGACGCTTCTAAGGAAGCTTTACTAAGAAATAAGCTTAAATCCCAGTTGTCACAAGACGGGTCCTTAGAATCAATCGTAGAAGATGGACTTATTAACAATGAAAGGTTAGATGTAGACTTAGAATCTTACGAAACAAGAGAGGCGGCTATAAACGATGTTGCTGAAATATTATTACAAGGTTACCGGGATAGTGCTATTGCAGGTAAAAAAGAAAAAGACATTAAAAAAGGAAAAATAACCAGTGATGTCAATGACGACGATGAGCTTACGCCTAGCGATACATATCTTGGCTATGAAAGAAACTCTCAAAAAGACAAAAATAACTTCAAGGCAAACTGGGCTGATACGCAGAGTATTGCGCAACAAGATGCTGAGTTTATGAAGACTAGGGTTATGGGGAATAATAACGAGGCAGAGGATTACAGAAATGGATCTAAGGGAGCCGCGGTAATGAAGCTGAACAGAGAGACCGGTAAGCTAGAAATAATGGCTGAGCCTAAGGCAAGCTCTATCCGAAGCCAGAAATGGTATTCAAGCTTTGATTCTAAAAAATACAGAGGAGAAGCAAAATCAAACCAAAGATGGCAGCTAGCTCCGGCAATGATTATAGAAGCTGGGGGGCCTAGACCTGTAACGGTGTGGAGAGCCAACAGTAATGACGATTGGCAAATACTTAAAGAAGAAGACTATCAAAAAGAATTTAGTGGTACGGCGGGCCTAGAGGGAGGCGCATCGCAATTTAATAATTAATAAATATGAACGAAAAGGCATTACAATACTCATTTGATTTATTTACGTCAGATGGCTATAATGGAACATTCGATGATTACAAAAAGTTAATAGCGTCAAATAAAGGCGCTGTAGATTACTCTTATAAGTTATTTTCAGAAGACGGATATAATGGTTCTTTAGAAGATTTCTCAGCATTAGTAGGAGTGGGAAAGCAACAAGCCCCAGTGATGGAGACCACGAGCGCCGGGGCATCAAGCAACGTGGCAAATGGGGCATTCATATCGGAAGATGGTTCTTCGGGCTCACCAGAGAATGATGCATTAAAAAGAAAAACAGAAATACTACTTGATCCGCTTTATAAAAGAGAAAAAGATGATGATGGCAATACTTTAAGAAACGAACAAGGAATTGCAATATATGGAGCTGACCCACAGCAGGGCAAATATTTATTTTCACAAGATGAAGAAGAAGGCGGCGCGGCTTTAAGAGAAATTTATAGCGGCACAAACTTAATATTTGAAGAAGTAAATCAAGGGCAATTTTCAGATGAAAATTTAGCTAGGCTAAAAGGCGCTAATCCTGAAGCTGGAGGTGGATTTGAATTTATAAAGGTAAAAGTACCAGGCGCTAATGATCACGTTGTTTTAGAATTTAATACAGATTTTGCAGGCTTAGGATCTAAAAAAGAAAAAGAGGCTTTAAATGTAGCCAACCTAAACTTACTAAAAGGCTATTTAGAAAAAAACATAGACAAAATAACTGTTTCTGATGATGTTGAGCAAAATAGAAAGAAAGAGTCCGAAATAATAGTAAATGAGCTTAACACTGCTTTAAATTCAGATGAAGAATATAACTCTAAAGTTTCTAAAACTAATGATAAATATGATCCTAAGAATCTTTTTATAGATGCAGGGTTTGCAAATAACCAGTTTGATGGGAGCATTATTGATCGAGTGGTGCCTTCTGCCGGAATGACGGCGTCGCCAGTCATAACAACAGAAAAAGTATTTAAAGAGGGCAAACTAAAAAGTCAATACGATAAAGAACTTGAAAGATTATTAAAACTACCTGAAGATAAACTAGCTAAAAAAATTGAAGAGGCCCAAAAAAAATTAGGGGATGAAAATAAGGTTGATATAACCAAGCTGGCTAAAATGAACATTTTGGAAATTGCTAAAAAATCAGAGCTAGCTCAATTAAAAACCGAATACACATCTTTATATATAAATGAAAAAGAAGATCGTCAAGCAGAGTTTTATGCAGGTTTAAATTTTGCAAATCAAGAAATACAAAGAGAAGCAGACTTTACTATAGAGACAATAAACACTGTGATACAAGACAGTGAAAATAAAATTAATGTTATTGATGCCGCACAAAGTTACGCAACAGCTGGATATGCTAGCAAGTCCGAAATGGAGGCACTTGAAAATTATGTGCTTAATAACAGCGATGTGACACTTGGTGAGCTTAACGCTAACATGTCAATACAAGAAAAAATTGACAAGAATGGAACTTCCAATACTTTTTATAGAAATAAATTTATTGAAGAAAATTTAAAAGATATATACGGTAATGCTTTTAATGACTTTGAATTAAACAAAAAAGTTTTTGAAGAGCAGCAGTCGAATTTGGAAAGTATTGCAGAAGAAGGCGGAGGTATATCTTTGGCAATGAACGCCGCTTCTCGTAATTATAATGAATTAGAAAAATACATAGCTAATATAGGACTTGGGGGCTTAGAGCTTGTTGGAGGGGGATTAAATATAGCTAGAAATACTATATTAACCGCGGCAGAAATAGCAAACCCATATGGTGCACCAGTAGGAACCGCTATAAAATCCGAATCTGCAATTACTGAATTTTTTGAAAGCGCAAAAGATCAAAGAGCAGGTTATGTTGCTGATGTTAAATTTGAAGGCGGAGAAACCGGAGCGTTTGGTTCTGTTACAAATTTTGGTAAATTTGTTGCCCAAGAGGTTTCAAATCAAATACCTATTTTTGCGACCGTAGCGCTTTCTGGTGGCTATGCGGGCCTTGTGCTTGGTATAACAACCGCTGGGCAGAAACAAGCGGAAATGACAAACTTAATAGCATCCGGCGAAAAAGATTATAGCGCGGGTAATATATGGCTAACAAGTTTGGGGCACGGTGCAGCTGAGGGCGTATTTGCACAGCTTTCAACAGTGCCTATAATGAAAAGAGCTAAGTCAAGGTGGATGCGAGCAGGTGGATCTGGAGCGGACGATTTGCTTAATAATTCCACGAGAAACTGGTTTAAAGAAAACTCTAAAGCCACTTTAACAGATATTCTCCTGGAGCCTGGAGCTGAAATGGCTACACAATTTACCCAAAACGTTATAGACGGCAATGACCCGTTTGAGGGCATAGGGCATGCTGGATTCAGCGCGTTAGGATTTAGCTTGGTTTTAAGTGGGGTGCCATTCGCAAAAGGAACATTAAATTCTAGATTTTCTTCTTATGAGGGTCTAAACAAATCAAGGGCTTTAGACAGCGAAATTAATGATTTAGCAAACAGATATAATTCTTTAGATAAAAGAACAAGGGAGGCTATATCTCTAAAAAATCAAATAGAGCAGAAAAAAAGCGAATACCTGGATGTTGTAAAACAAGAAACAGAAGCTTTTGAAAAATCTGTTAGTGAAAACGGCTTGGAAAGACTTATAGCATTAAGAGCTAAGCAAGTTAATTTACAAAATCAAGCAAAAGATGTTTTGCAGTCTGATATGAGCGAGACTGCTAAACAATTTGAAATTACCAGATTACAAAGAGAATTTGCTACTCTTAATATGATTTTAAAAAGAACTAGATCTTTAGATTCAAAGCGCAAGTTTGAGGTTGATTTTAGAGCATTAGAGGGCACCAATAAAACAGCTTATGATAACTACCAAAACGAAGCAGCATCTCAGCTAACTTCAGAAAAAGACGGGAAAACACCGACTGAAGAAGATATAGACAGGAGAGCTTATGACTTATATTTTGCCGACGTGGTTAGGCAGAGAAATAACGAAACCAATACTAATTCCATAAAAATTGAAAGCTTTGAAACTGTAGCCGAGGCTGTTGCTAATTTAGACTCTAGAATTGCAAAAATACAATCAGATATTGAAAGTGGCAAAATAGATCCTGCGAAAGGTGCTGAATTAATTTTTAACATAGAATCTGGGAAAAGAAATATAGAACTAGGCGGCGATGGATTTGCAGTACCAACTCAAGACGGCAGAAAAACTGGCCCAACAATTGCTGTGGTTGAAAACCAGGTTAAAAACCAAAGGAAAGCTATTAAAACTCATGAAATTGGGCATCAAGTAGCCTGGAAGGTTTTAACAAACAATTTAGCCGGCTTAGAATCTATTACAGACCAACTGTTAAAGTCAATGCAGGCTTTAGATAATAAAACATATAAAGAGTTTTTAAACGACAGTAGAATATACAAAACTAAAATTACAGGAGGTTTATCAGTTGACAGGGTGGACAATGATGGTAATTTCCTTGGGGGCGATTTAGATAACGCTGAAGTTCTTTCTGTTTTCATGGAATATGTGGCAGAAGGAAAGTTTACATCAAAACAAAAAGCAAGAGGTATTAGTGGGGTTTTTGGAGCAGTAACTCAGAAAGCTTTAAGTTCTTACCATAATTTTGATTTTCATGGCACCGACGATGCTTACAATTTTGTTGTAGCGATGGCACAAAAAATAAAAGACGGTACTTTAACAAGAAAAGATATTTCTAATATTAAGTCTTCCGATCTAATAAAAAATGCAAGAAAAAATGCAACGCCTGAACAAAACAAGTTAATAACCCAAAACAGTGCGGGGCTAGAAGCACAGTTAAATGCTTTAGAACAGCAGCTAAGTGATAATGAAATTGACTATGATACGTTTGAGCAAAAAGTATCAGCTCTTGAATCAGCGTTAAAGAACAAACCAACTACAAAGCCTAAGGCTAAGCCTAAAAGAAAAGAAGGCAAAAAAGATGAAACTTTAAAAGAATCTACCGCAAGATCTAAAAAAATACTTGACAGAATAGGTAATGATCCTAATGGCTATAATCCTAACAATTCTAAAATTGTTGAAGTATTATCAGGTATAATAGAGTCTAAATCTAAGGTATTTAGAACTGCTGACGGTAATGTTAGAAATTTAACTAACCTGCCTGGGTTTGAAATGCAAAATATGGTGCAAGAAACCATAACCGGTTTAGTACCAATGATTAACAAGTTTGATCCTAAAATAAACGATTCTTTATATGGTTATTTAAATTCTCAAATAGCTAATAAAATGCGTGGAGCTTTAAAATCTGGTAAAGTTACAGACCAAAAGTTTACAGAAGACGTTTCTACGGCTAAAGGTGTTGCGGCAGATAATACTACAACACTCCGTGAAGACCCTGGCTATAAAAAAATAAAAGACTCTAATATATTTGAACCTGAGGTTATATCCAATATTAAAAGTAAGGTTGTTTCCACTGTTAGGGTTTTAAAAAGCAAACTAGGTGTGGCTGTAGGTAAAAACCAAAACACATCACCATTGGTTGCTGAATTTACAGAGTCTATATCTAAACAGGCAGACATAGATATTAAAAAAGCTATAGGCGGCAAAAAGGATAAGAAGCTTAGAAATTGGACCATTGAAAACAAACAAGCCATTGTAGAAAATGCTACTACCACATGGCTAATGGGTAAAGACGATGGCACTAAAGTTCTAGGCGGTATACCGATAGCTATAGAGAAAAAGTTAAAATCTACTGGGCAATTTGTAGGTTATCCCGAATGGATAGGCCAAGAAATAGCAAGGGAAACTACGGAGGGAAGAGGCGCTACTGCAGGTAATCAAATAGTAAGGCGCGTTCCTTTTGATGAAATATCTGATACAGATTTTGCAGATTTTGTAACAAAAACCGATGGCACACCTATAAGAGGCAGAAAAGAATCTTTGTCAAAAGAATTAGCCACAGAGCTAGCTTCAGAAATATTTGTTGATGCCATAGAGACAGGATCAGGACCTGTTTACGATGCATTCGCAAATAACCGCCAGGCAATGAAAGATGTTTTATTAGAAAACACAACTGGGGAAATTGTAAAACAATTTGAAAGAGGTACCGTTAAATTTAGCTCAGCATTAACGCCAGATGTTATATTTAGCACTTTAAATGCAATGACTGAGGCTACGCAAACCAAAAGAAGAAAAGCAATAAAAGGCGTTAAAAGCCAATATCCAGAGGCAGCTGCAGATATAGAAAAATATATTGTTAAGCCTTACGCAAATCAAATGCAAATACTTTCTCAAATGGTTAGGGACGGCGAAGCAAAAGATAAAGGATTTGCCTATGAAATAGTGTTTAGAAAGGAAATAAATGATTTTGCTGGAAAAAACAAAAATTTTAAAATAAAAAATATTAAGTTAGGGCAAAACGGGATAGACATACAATACGAGTTTAAAGGGCAAAACCAGGGGATAGAGTTAAAATTAAATAAAGATTCTAGACTTAGCAGTTTTACTATAAACAATTATGGTGCTTTATTAAATGACGGATCCCCTTCTTTAACTATAAATACTGATTTTAACGAAGATATTATAAGTGCGTTAAAGAAAAACCAAAACGTAAAAAAATATTTGCAAAAAGCAGTCGATCTAGGCGCCACGTTAGATAAAAGCGGTATTGTGTATATAAATGACAATATATATTCTGCCTTAAAGGATGAACTTCAATTTAAAGATTTTTATACTAACGCCGCAACTTTGGTTGACGCGCCGTGGTCTTTTATATCTGATATATATACAAAAAATAAAGCTTTTCCTGTAAACACTATTAACTTTAGGGATATAGGTGCTTTTTGGATGGGGCAAAATAGCTTAAATGTAAATAACCTACCTGAATTTGCTACTTATGATTCAAATGACAATCAAGAAAACGGGGTTAAAGTTAGAATGCAATTTCAAACAAGAGCCATTAACCCAAAAACACCAAGAAAAGATGGAATGAATAGACGTCTTGTTTTAAAAGGGTCTAATTCTATAAAAAACGCAAGCTTTAGTGATAAGCTTTCTAAAAAATCCATTACAAACCTAAGTGTGCAAGGCGGAATGAAGCAATTTTTTGATTCTGCTTCACCAATGACAGCAATGAGCAAAGGTGCTATAGAAACAAACTTAGCGCTGTCTCAAGCTTTAAATCCTGTTAAGGATATGAAAAAGTTTGATCCTTACGGCATGGCTGATGTAATTGCTGCAAGAATATTTAAAAAAGAATTTGAAAACTTACCGAGTTTTAGACAAACATATAATAATCTTACTGAAGCACAGAAAGTTAAAGTAAGAGAGGAAATGATTAAAAATGGTATTGCTAGAATGAGCAAAGGTATAAGCGTTTGGGATTTTGACGATACCTTAGCAACTACAAAAAGCAAGGTGTTATACACAATGCTTGACGGTTCTACGGGATCATTAACTGCTGAACAATTTGCTAAAGAAGGTGACATACTAGCAGATCAAGGCGCCGCATTTGATTTTTCTGAATTTGAAAAAGTAATGAAAGGGGCTAAAGGCCCTATGTTTAATAAAGCTGTCGAAAGAAATAAAAAGTTTGGCAATGATAATGTCTATATACTCACTGCTAGACCAGCGGCTTCATCAGTTGCTATACACGAGTTTTTAAAAGGTATAGGCCTAAATATTAAGCTGGAGAATATAGTTGGACTTGGAGACGGTACCGCAAAAGCAAAAGCCGATTGGGTTAAAGGAAAAGTTGCAGAGGGTTATAATGATTTCTATTTTGCGGACGACGCTTATAAAAATGTAAAAGCTGTTCAGCAAGTTTTAGAAGCCACGGATATTAAATCTAAGGTTCAACAAGCTATGGTCAGGTTTAGCGCCCCCACAGACCCCAAATTGCTTTCAGACGCTATTAATCAAATGATCGAAAGAAGGTCTGGTATTGATGCTAACATTGAAATATCAAAAGCAAGGGCTCAGCAGTTAGGTAAAGGCAAAGGTAGATTTGATTACTTTTTACCACCCAATGCTGAAGACTTTCAGGGTTTATTATATAAATTTTTAGGCAAAGGAAAGCAAGGCGATGCGGATATGCAGTTTTTCAAAGACAACCTATTTGATTCTTTTAATGAAGCCGAAAATTCAATAAGTTCTTTTAGACAAAGATTAGCAGAAAACTTAGAAATATTAAATACAGAGCTTGGTAATATAGAAAAAGATATAGATTCAGATACAATAAAAAGAATAGAAAAATCTGGGTTCACAGCAGACCAGGCTGTTAGAGTTTTTGTTTGGAATAAAAAAGGTGAAACTATTCCAGATTTAACCGCTATAGAAAAATCTAAGCTTGTAGGCATTGTTATGAGCGATACAAAGCTTTTAGCTTATGCAAATGAGCTTATAAAAATTACAGAGCAATTTGGGGGTTATCCGCCTCCAGGTAATACTTGGTATGCTGGCAATTCTAAAAGTGATTTATACCAATACGCTAACGAAAATGTTAGAAGTAAGTTTTTAGAAACATGGCAAGCTAATGCAGATGCAATGTTTAGCCCTGAAAACATGACTAAAATAGAGGCCGCGTATGGCAAAGACTTTGCTAAAAATTTAAAAGAAGTTCTTAGAAGAATGAAAACAGGCAGCAATAGACCTGTTGGCGGCAGTGAAATGGGTAATCAAATGATGAACTACATAAATGGATCAGTTGGTACAATTATGTTTTTAAACATGAGGTCCGCAGTTCTTCAAACAATATCAGCGGTAAACTTTTTAAACTGGCATGACAATAATTTATTTAAAGCTGGCGCCACATTAACAAACCCCAAGAACTTTGTTAAAAACTTTATGGAAATAATGAATTCGGATTTCCTAAAACAAAGAAGGAACGGATTAGAAATAAATGTTAATGAAGCTGAGATCGCGCAGGCTGCCGCGCAAAGTCAGAACAAAGCAAGAGCTATATTTAATTATATTATAAAATTAGGGTATAAGCCAACACAGTTTGCTGATAGTTTTGCAATAGCGGCCGGTGGAACTCCAATGCTTATAAATAGAACAAAGACTTACCAAAAGCAAGGCATGACCTACGAGGAGGCCAGGGCTAAAGCTTTTACAGACTTTAGAGCTATAGCAGAAGAAAACCAACAGTCATCTAGAACAGATAGAACGTCTAATTTACAGGCTGGTAATTTAGGAAGATTTGTGTTTGCATTTAATAATACTCCTTTTCAAATGACTAGATTGTTTAAAAAAGCCACTCTTGATTTAGTTAACGGCAGAGGGGATTTTAAAACCAACGCTAGTAAAATGCTTTATTACGGAGCCATACAGAATATAATTTTTTATTCCTTACAGCAAATGTATATGGCATTTCTTTTCGGAGCAGATGAAGACGAAGCAGATAGAGATAAAAAGATGGTGGATCGAACAAAAAGAATAGCTAATAGCACTGTTGACGGTATACTAAGAGGTTCCGGTCTCCCGGGCGCTATAATAAGCACTATAAAAAATACTGTATTAGAATACCAAAAACAAGAAGCCAGAGGCGACTTTCTTGCTGACCATGGAAAAACATTAGTAGCTGGATTAAATTTTTCACCACCATTAGGGTCTAAAGCTTCAAGAATTTTATCAGCATTGAATTCTAAAAAGTTTGAAAAAACGCAATTTGATTATTTGAAAAATAAAGCAAAAATAGTTTCAGCGCTTACTAATATTCCTGTTGACAGACTTATGACTAAAATGGATAACTTGTATGTTGCTACGACGCAGCCCATAGATACCTGGAAAAGAATATTTCTTATAAATGGGTGGGACCAATGGTCATTAGATGTTTACGATGATTTAAAAGAAATAAACAAAGGAAATGAGCCGGAAAAGCCTAAAGTAGATAGAAGCAAAATAATGAAAGAGGTTTGGCGTAAAAGGAAAGAAGAGGATAAAAGAGTAAGAGACAGCATTTTCAATGAAGAATTAAGAAGCTCATTTAATAAAAAATAACAATGAACATACCAATTACAAAGCGCGTAATGATGCGCAAAAGCACAAATTTTCCGCCTAACCAAGAGGTAACAAAAAATGCAGATGGATCCGGTGGACCTATTAGTATAGCTAAGAAAAAAGACGCTTGTTATACTAAAGTAAAAAGTAGATACAAAAAGTGGCCCTCAGCATATGCCAGCGGAGCTTTAGTCAAATGCAGAAAGGTTGGGGCTGCTAACTGGGGTAATAGTTCTCCAGCAAAGCAAACTAAGCCTCCGGGATTTACAGATAAACTTTATATAAAAGCAGAAAAACTACAAGACAAAGCTGACGCTAAGGCGCGCAAAGCTGCAATAGCTGTTGACGAAGGTAGGGATAGAAAAGCCGATAGGCTATATAAAAGAGCGGCTAAGCTTGAAAATAGAGGAATTAAAATTGAAGAGAGAGAAGCTAAAAAAAGAAAAAAATATAAATATTAATGGGATTTAAAATGAACTCGCCATTTAAAAACTTAAACCGCTGGTTTAAAGAAGAATGGAAAACACCTGGCGGTAAAAAAGATTACAGCGATGGTGAAAATACATTTAGGCCCACTAAAAAAATATCCAAAGACACCCCAAAAACCTGGAGTGAGGTTACTCCTGAGTCCAAAAGAAAAGCCCAAAAAGAAAAAAACACTAAAGGTAGAGTTACAAAATATTAGAATACATGAGCTTACAAGATATTAAACTATATGCAATGAACGGTAGCGCCCTAGGCGTAACAACTTTTACTCAAATAGAAGATTGGCTAAAAATAATATTGCTAGTAGTTACTATAGGTTATACTATATCAAAATGGTCAAAAGTTAAAAAAGAAAAAGATTGAAATATTTTAGCTATAATGAGTTTGATTCGCCGGACGAAGAAGGCAGCGGAAGAAATATGGATTACGATCTATTAAATATGATAGACAAAGCTAGAGAGCTGTACGGTAAACCTATTGTAGTTACGAGTGGCTTTAGAACTGAAAGTCATAACAAAAAAGTTGGAGGGGTATCTTCATCGTCCCATTTAAAAGGATTAGCAATTGATGTGGCGTGTGTGCGTTCTAAAGATAGATTTGAAATGCTTACAGCATTAATGGAAGTAGGGTTTAATCGCATAGGGGTAGGTAGTACTTTTATTCATGTTGACATAGATAAAAATAAATCCCAAAACGTAATTTGGACATATTAAAAAAGGGCACCGTTTCCAGCGCCCTTTTTTTAACTAACTAAACAACTAACCATCACACGCGAGACAATCTTCACTCATTGCTTGCTGTGCAATATCTCCACGTAGAACACTTTCTGTTCTAGTATAATACAAAGTTTTAATACCGTTTTTCCAAGCAGTCATATGAACCTGATTAATCCATTTAGGCGTAGCCACGCTAGGGAACGCTAGGTTTAAACTAACAGACTGATCTATATACTGCTGGCGTATACCTGCTTGATTGACTAACTCTAATTGGTTAATCTCCTTAAACGTCTTAAATACTTCCTTCGCCGGGATTTCGTGTGATCCAACAGTAATCCCATCAAGCTCATCCAGACCTTGAACACTACCACCATCCGCGAGAATTTTATCCCATGTTTCATTCGTATTAATTTTAAGTTTTCTAAGTAATTTTAAAAGTGTAGGGTTTTTTCTTATGAAAGTTCCTTTAGCCGACTGCTCCGTAAATACATTAGCAGCCCAAGGTTCTATTCCTGGCGAAACATTTCCCGAAAGCTTACTATTGCTAACAGTGGGAGCAACAGCGCGCAGGTGAGTATTACGATAGCCAGTGCCAGCACACCACAAAGGTTCACCATAAACTTCAGCAAGAGCCATACTAGCCCTTTCAGACTCGATTTTAATTTGCGAAAATATTTTCCTAGTTTCAAACTGAGCGAGTAAACCTTCAAAAGGTATTCCCTTTTCTTGGAGATACGTGTGCCATCCGAGTACACCCAGTCCAAGCGCTCGTCCTTTCGTAGCAGAACGAATGGCATTTTCAAAACCTCTAAGTCCTTTTGCTCTTTGAATAAATTCCTCCATAACGCCATCAAGAAACCACGTAGCGTGGTATATAAGGTTACTTCCTTTCCATTCATCATATTTAGCTAAGTTTAGTGATGACAAGCAGCATACAAAGCTATGGTTCTCGTCTGTGTGTAATGTAATCTCTGAACATATGTTTGTCATATGTACCTTTAAGCCATTGTCTTTGTAGGCTTTTGGGTTATTTTTATTTGTATTCCCCTTAAAAAGGATGTAAGGTTCGCCAGTAGCTTTTCGCTTTTGAAGTAATTTTCCCCAACGTTTTCTAGCTTCTCTATCTCCTTGTTCAATTCGTCGCATAAACTTATCGCCGACAACCGCGCATTGATGTAAGTTAAGGGATTGCCTGTTGACGTCTCCTTTAGGTTCACGTATTTCGAGCCACTCATCGAAATCGGGGTGATCAATATTGATATTAACTGATGCAGCTCCTCGTCTGACAGATCCTTGATTAGTGGCAAGTATTGTTGAATCGTATATTTTACAAAAAGGTACAACTCCGTCGCTTGTTCCATTTCCTGTTATTTTAGCGCCAGCGGGTCTTATTTGATTTATACCGATGCCAACTCCACCGCCGTGCTTAGCGAGTAGCATCATTTCTAAGTTTTTCTGCCCTATGTCCTGTATCGAATCAGCAACATCAATGCCAAAACAGCTAATAGGCAACCCACGATCAGTACCAGTGTTGGATAGTACAGGACTAGCCAAGCAAAGCCAACCATTCCAAATATACTCAAAAAACGTATCGGCCAGTTCAGGCTTATACAAACGTCTAGCCACTGTTTTAGCAATTCTTTGATATGCGTCACGAGGCGTTTCATCTTGTAATAAGTAACCACCCGCGATAGTTTTTTTGTATACATCCGTATCGCCCCACTTAGGGTAGTCTTCGCCTTTTTTCCATTCATTATTCCACATTATTTTTTAGGCTTAGCGTGTGTGTACCCTTTCTTTTTCATTCTTGTATGATCAGCCATTTTATTAGCTTTATACCCTTTTCCTGTCTTAGGGTCGTACATCATATGAGGTTTAAATTTTTTTGCCATAATTTTGTTTTTTATATTTATATTCCGTTTATTAAGTGTATTATCCATGCTATTAAACCATTAACGTTTAAAGCCACTAAGTTCCATTGTTTACGTGATGAGGTTTGAACAATGATACATATAAACCCTATAATAAATAATATAGGATTAATAGTCCATTGCCCAGCAATAACAAATCCAGCGCCCATATAACCAACACGTGATGCAAATTTTTGATAACTAGTTAATTTATTTGTATATTTAAGAGCCTTTAACAGCCGGTGTTTCCACCTTCTTTTTCTCCCCATCTTCTTTTAATTTATTTTTTAATTCATCTATTGCTTCATTATAACCTGGCATACGCTTAACCGTTTCCAGTGTGCCCACTGCAAGATCTTTTAATTTTTTATTTTCTTCAACTAAAAACTGAACCGCTTGCCCGAGCATCTCAATTTTATTTTTCATTTCAATTAATCTACTTTCCTTCATATAAATCTTTATATATATCTTTTTCTGTTATGTTACCAAATGTCTTCGAAGTCTTCCCCTTCGTTAGCTTTGCTATAATCCGTCGGCCGTATTGCGAAAAAATCAGTATGAGTGACCCCGCCGGTAAGATGATAGAACCAATCAAGATTAGCCGCTGCAGCTTTGTCATACGCGAAATAGTTCCCAAGGTCAACGTACCCCAGTTCAACAAGTTTTTCATTTGCTCTCTTTTTTATAAAATGCGTAAGATCATTTGATGATATGCCTTCAATGTCCCCCATCTCAAACATTTTGTTAATATACTTAGTCTCTAATGCCACCATAGTTTCTGCGGCTTTTACTATATCTTCTCGGCATAAATTCAGTAATTGATTGTTTTCACTGCACATATCGCGGAAAAGCTTACAGCCCATTTTGCTGTGCAGGCTTTCATCACGAACAGACCATTTCATTTGTTGCCCGATACCCTTAAGTAAATTTCGAAGCTGAAAACTATACAACACTGCAAAAGCACTATACAAGCTAACTCCTTCAGCGAAGGCTGAAAATACAGCCAAGCTTTTACCAATGCCAACAGAATTATCGCCGTCGTAAGCAACCAGATTATCAAATCTCTCAGCCGTTGCTGGTTCATGTAAGAATGCTTCATAGTCTTCTAATCCTAATGTTTCATTTAAATAACTGTATGCTACCGCATGTATTGTCTCTTGTGATCCAAACATCATAGCCATTTGCTGTATCTCATACTTTGGAAACCAACTTACTACTTTTTGGGTCCAGTAATCAGAAACCGCGCACTCCGTCTGCGCGAAGCCCAATAGTATATTACCGACCAGGTTCTTTTCTTTATCATTTAGTTTTTCTTTCCAATCTTTAACGTCTCCTTGCATTGGTATTTCGGTGTGTAACCAAAATGCTTGCGCTTGCTTTAACCAACCTTCTGTGTAATATTCAGGGTATTCAAAAGGCTTATACGGTATTCTTTTATCAAACAATCCCATTAGTGATATACTTCTAAGGCTATATCAACAAAAGGTATGTATAGCACGTGAGTTGTTTGATCCTCTTCGTGATAAGT